CTATAACCCAACGTCTGGAGTCTGTCAAGCCTATAGGGTTATATCTTTCCAGCCCTTGTTGACCCACTATACCCCGACCCCCACTTGTGGGTAGTTGACCACCTCCCGCGCATTTACTCTGGGCGCGAGACCCCCAGACAGCTTCAAATAAAATAGCCTGACAATGTCAATGTATACGCCCCACACCGTATACCCCCCTATAAAATAAAAACACCCCATATAAAATTTGTTATATATACTGCACGAATCGCCCGCTAGGGTTGCATGGATTTTATGTACACAGTGTTGCTTGACACAGAGATTCCACTGGCCGATTTTTCTCCGACTTTCGAGTCGTTGCAGGAACGCATTAACGCGGCTGTCGCTGCGCTCGATGATGTGGGTGCGATTGTGGTGCCCAATGACGACGAGCAGATGCTTGCCCAAAAGATATTTACAGGTAGCAAGGTTGCTACCGATCGGGATTTAAGTTCGCCCGGGGTTATTGCACAGGTCGCTGCTCTCCTATCGGAGTACGACAAAACGGTTGTACAGTCAGCTGCTCAACTTCGCACATACATTACGAATCGCCTTTTGCTTGAGTCAGATAGTGCGGACCCCCGTATCCGAATTAAGGCACTTGAGATGCTCGGCAAGATATCTGACGTTGGTCTGTTTACTGAGAAGACCGAGATTACTATGCGCCACCGGCCAACCGAGGAGTTGGAACAAATGCTGCGCGAACGGCTTACCCGAGTTATTGAGGCTGAGACATATACCCCACGTTCGGTAACTGATGTGGTTAGCCTATGACACCCGAACAGATTGAGCTTGTGCTCAAATCCCTGCCAGATTCCGAGAAGGCCAACATACTCTCGATGATGCAGGAATTGGAACAACGCAAAAGAAACGTAATATGCCAGAACGACTTCCTTGCGTTTATTGCGGCTATGGACGGCACATACAAGTTTGGATCACACCTAAAGAAGTTAGGTAGCCTGCTGATGGACGTGGAGGCTAACATCAAGAACCGTATTGCGGTCAGTATGGCCCCCCGGTTCGGCAAGAGCCAGATGATATCCATCATGTACCCAGCGTGGTATCTGGGCAAGCACCCGGACCACAAAGTCATTGTTGCCTCACACACGGTCGACTTGGCTGTGGTTATGTCCCGTAAGGTGCGTAACTTGATGCAGACCGCGGAGTACAAAGAAGTATTCCCCAATACACGGATTGCCCCCGATGCTAAGGCCGCGGGCCAGTGGAACACAACCGCGGGGGGTGAATTTTTCGCTATTGGTGTGGGCGGCGCTCTTGCTGGACGGGGTGCACACTTGATCGTTGCGGATGATCCGTTGTCTGAGCAGGACATCAAGGCTGGGAATACAACGTCTCTCGACGCTGTGTACGAATGGTTCAGCGCTGGTCTTCGGACTCGACTGATGCCTGACGGCAAGATTTGCGTACTCCACTGTTTGACCGGGGACACCCGAGTTACGCTGGCAAATGGCGCAGACAAACGCATCAAAAACGTGCGGCCCGGAGATATGGTTGCCAGCTACGACAACGGGGTAATTCGCCCAGCTAGAGTTTTAGGTTGGTCAAATCAAGGGTTAGATCGCATTTACGCAGTGGCCTTGCAATCCGGTGTTATAATTCGTGGAAACGAGCGGCATCCGCTTCTTGTGAACCAAAACGGAGTAGAGCAATGGATCAAGATCAAGGACTTGAAAGCGGGAATGCCCCTCGTTTGTGTAACGAACCCGGCTGTACTGAGCCACTGTACTCCCGAGGCAAGTGCAAATACCACTACCACAAGGCGCGTAGAGAAGCCCCAGAAAGCCTTACACCTACCGGATGGGGCAAGTGGCGAGGGAAGACTTGCAGCACTGATGGCTGCGATACAGCGGTGTTTGCCAAAGGTCTCTGCCTTCCGTGCAGTAATAAAGCTGTCTACGCTGAGCGCAAAGCAAAAGGGGGCCACTACTGCCCCAAGAAACGAAGTGACGCGCATCTTAAGCTGCAGTATGGGATCACTGGGGCTGACTACGATCGGATGTTTATCGAACAGTCCGGGGTCTGCGCAATATGCGGGGAGTCTGCACACGATGGAAACACCCCTAGCTCGTGGAAAGTTCGGCGGTTGGCTGTTGACCACTGCCATACAACTGGCAAAGTCCGCGCACTCTTATGTAACTCATGCAACCTCATTGTTAAAGAACGAAACACACCCGAACTGCTCCAAACAGCTATTGATTACCTTGAGCATCACGCTCGACGAGATAGTCTCGATATCCCCTGATGGGGAAGAAGACGTATTTGATATTCAGGTTGAAGGCACTGAGAACTTTTTAGCCAATGGCGTGGTGAGCCATAACACTCGCTGGCACCAAAGGGACTTGATCGGGCGTCTGATTAAAGACTCTGAGATGAACGAGGGCGGTGACAAGTACGAGACGTTTGAGTTTCCAGCCATCCTCAACGAGGGTACGGAGAATGAGAAATCCCTGTGGCCCGAGCAGTGGACACTTGAGAGTCTGGTACAGACCCGGGCTTCGATGCACCACATCATGTGGCAGTGGTTTGCTCAGTACCAACAGAACCCGACAGCCTCCGAGGCCGCGATCATCAAGCGCGAGTGGATTCAATGGTGGCCGCACGAAGACCCACCAAGAGTTGACTTTGTTGTGCAGGCTTGGGATACTGCGCTCACAACCAAACAGAGGTCAGACTTTTCAGTCGGCCAGACGTGGGGTGTGTGGACAACCGAGGATGGTGATACCAATGTGATATTACTCAACCGGGTCAAGGGCAAGTTTGAGTTTCCAGAGCTTAAGAAGATTGCCCATGACCAGTTTGAGGAATGGCAACCGGACAGTGTGATCGTGGAGGCTAAGGCCAGCGGCCAGCCACTTATTGATGAGATGCGTAGGTCAGGGATATTCGTGCAGGACTACAGCCCGGGTAAAGGTCAGGACAAGATCGCACGACTTAATGCTGTGGCAGATATGTTTGCATCAGGGCATGTGTGGTTTCCAGAAACAAGCTGGGCGAGTTCGGTGGTCGAGGAGATACTAGCGTTTCCAGCAGGCGAACACGATGACGAGGTAGATACGTGCACACTGGCGTTAATGCGGATTCGCAAAGGTGGCCTGCTAACTCAACGTAACGATGTCCAGAATCAGGATGACTTCATGCCACGCAAATCGGGGGGATACTACTAATGACACAGAAACATATGGGTCGTAATGACCTGATCGACCGCCTAGCTGCTCAAGTGGGGAACCGTGACATGGCGATCGGCCTGTTGCGCAAACGTGGTCAGATTAAAGAAGACTCAGAAGAACTAACACCCGCTGGCGCGGCTCGTAATAAAATGACCGCCGAGGAACGCGCTAAAGACCGGGCTTCTAAGAGTTCGGGCAAGGCCACTAGTAAGTATACGTATAACCCGAAGACTAATCGGGCAACGCTCAAATAGGATACCCAATGGACAAAGCACTATACCCAGCACCCCTCGGCATCGAGGAAGACGCACCAGAGGGCAGCATTGAGATTGACCTCGAAGACCCGGACTTTGTAGAGCTTGATATTGAGATTACTGACGATGAGGGTTCTGCGTTCAGTGATAACTTGGCTGAGTATATGGACAAGGGCGCGTTGCAGTCCCTTGGGTCTGAGTTAATCGACTTGGTAGATGCTGACGTTGCTAGCCGTAAAGAGTGGGCGGATACATTTGTCCGCGGGCTTGAAGTACTGGGGATGCGCTATGAGGAACGAACCGAACCTTGGAACGGAGCTTGCGGAGTCTATTCCACTGTACTCGCTGAAGCGGCTATTCGTTTTCAGTCTGAAACTATTATGGAGACGTTTCCTGCGGCTGGTCCGGTAAAAACGGAAATCATCGGCAAGTTTGACAAGAAGAAGGAAGAAGCCGCGGCTCGTGTCAAGGAAGACATGAACTACCAGATCACAGAGAAGATGGTGGAGTACCGCCCAGAGCACGAGCGCCTGCTCTATAGCTTGGGCTTGTCGGGTTCGGCCTTCAAGAAGGTGTACTTTGACACGGCGCTCAAGCGTCAGACATCCATTTTTGTGCCCGCGGAAGATGTCATCATTCCCTACGGGTCGTCCAGCGCACAAACTGCGGAGCGTGTAACCCACGTGATGCGTAAAACCCCTAATGAAGTGCGCAAGCTGCAGGTGTCTGGGTTCTATAGGGACGAAGACCTTGGCGAACCGACGCTGATTAGCACCGACATCGAGAAAAAGAAGGCCGACCTGCAAGGGTTTACCCTAACGGATGATGAGCGGTATCAGTTTCTTGAGATTCAGGTCGACTACGACATGCCCGGTTACGAGGACGAGGACGGTATTGCACTGCCATACATCGTCACTGTGGACAAAGGCACAGGAACAGTCCTTAGCGTGTACCGCAACTGGGACGAAGACGACGAGACCAAGCAAAAACGCCAGCATTTTGTTCAGTACACCTACATTCCGGGCTTCGGAGCCTACGGTTTGGGCCTAATTCACCTGATTGGTGGTTACGCAAGAGCCGGTACGAGCATTATTCGTGAACTTATTGATGCTGGGCAGCTGAGCAACCTGCCGGGTGGCATGAAAACACGCGGTTTGCGCATTAAAGGTGACGATACGCCGATTGCACCGGGCGAGTTCCGTGATGTGGACGTTTCTAGCGGTACTTTGCGTGACAATATCATGCCGCTGCCATATAAAGAGCCGTCACAGGTTCTGTTGGCCCTGCTGAACCAGATTACTGAGGAAGCCCGCCGCCTTGGCGCAATCAGCGACATGAACATCTCGGACATGAGTGCAAACGCACCTGTCGGGACCACTTTGGCGCTATTGGAACGCACACTGAAGACCATGAGCGCGGTGCAGGCCCGGGTCCACTACTCCATGAAGCAGGAGTTCAAGCTGCTGGCGTCGATCATCCGGGACAACACTTCGGACGAGTACGAGTACACCCCAGACTTCACCGATGACCGCAAAGCCAAGCGTGCCGACTACGACATGGTCGAGGTTATCCCTGTCAGCGATCCTAATAGCTCCACAATGGCGCAGCGGATCATGCAGTACCAAGCTGCACTCCAGCTGGCCCAAGGCGCTCCACAGATTTATGACCTCCCACTCCTGCACCGTCAGATGCTAGAGGTTCTGGGTATTAAGAACGCCGCGAAGCTCGTGCCCGTCACGGATGACATGGTGGCTGTTGACCCTATCAGTGAGAACATGGCGTTCCTCAAAGGCAAGCCGACTAAAGCGTTCATCTACCAAGACCATGAGGCGCACATCGCTGTCCACAGCACGTTTATGCAAGACCCCATGATCGCTGCAGCTATGGGTCAGAACCCGATGGCGCAGCAAATGCAAGCGTCGATTCAAGCCCACATCGCTGAGCACCTTGGGTTCTCGTACCGCATGAAGATCGAAGAACGCCTCGGCGCACCGTTGCCGAATCCGGACGCCCCATTGCCCGAAGAAGTTGAAGTCCAGTTGTCGCGTTTGGTCGCTCAAGCCGCCGCTCAACTACTGCAACAGAACCAGCAGCAAGCCGCCCAGAAACAGGCTCAGCAACAGGCTCAAGACCCGATCATCCAGATGCAACAGCAAGAGCTTCAGCTTAAAGGTCAGGAAGTCCAGATCAAGGGCAAAAAGGTCGACGCAGACATCGCGCTTAACCAAGCCAAGCTGCAGATGGAAGCCCAAAAGAACGGTGTTGACCCGCAACAGCAAGCTATGCAAGCCCAACAACAGGCCCAACAGCAAGCTATGCGGGACCAGCAGATTCACGAGCAGGCTATGCAGCAAACTCAGGCTAGGGCAGTGGCCCAACAGGATCAGCAGCGCCAGCAAGCAACACATGCGGCACAGGTCCACGATCAAGGTCTAACACACAAGCAGCAGGCGCATCAGCTGAAGCTGGCTACAGCGGCCCAGAAAGCTGCACAAGCACCAAAGGTGGTCAAGTAAATGGAAACTACAGTGATGGCGTTACTTATACGTAACATCAACGAAGAACAGCAAGCCGTTACTCAAGCGTTGTCTGCGGGATCAGCCAAGGACTTCGCTGAGTATCGGGAGCTATGTGGACGTATCGAGGGGCTAGCCCGCGCTCGGTACATTGTCGAAGAGATGAGAGTGCGTCTGAAAGAACAGGACGACTAGAGTTGGATGAGGCTTTTTCTGGGGTGCCTCCCATGTTTACAAACCCCATGCAGTACTAAGGAAAAAAATGAGTGAATTTGATGTTTCGGCAGTGAATCTGGCAGGACTGCTTAATACGACTACTGAAGAGAAGGCTAAGCAAGTTCCTGATCCGGCGACATACCACCTTCTGTGCATTTTGCCGGAAGCAAACGAGTCGTACGATAGCGGCATTATCAAAGCGGGTAAAACCATTGACTTTGAAGAGCTGCTGTCACCAGTGTTGTTTGTCGCCAAAATTGGCCCAGACGCATTTAAAGACGAGAAGCGATTCCCGTCCGGTCCATCCTGCAAAGTCGGTGATTTTATTATCGTGCGCCCAAACTCGGGTACTCGGTTCAAGATTCATGGCCGCGAGATGCGAATTTTGAATGACGATTCTGTCGAAGCAGTTGTCGAAGACCCACGCGGTCTGACACGAGTTTAAGGAATATCATGGCTGAAATTGAAAAAACCACCTTTGAGTTTCCAGACGAAATTGAAGCGGGCATGGAAGTGGAGAATGTCGAAGTAGTCGACGATACTCCCGAAGCAGATAAGGGACGCACACTGCTTAGTTCCCCGCCAGCTGCAGTTACTGATGAAGAACTGGCTAAATACACTGACCAACGTCTGAAGGATCGTCTAGCCCATCTGGGCAAAGGCTACCACGAGGAACGTCGGGCTAAAGAAGCCGCACTCCGTGAGCGTGAAGAGGCTGTGCGTTTGGCGCAATCTACCGTCGAAGAGAATCGTCGCCTGCAGGGTTCCCTATCCAATAATCAGACCGCCCTGCTTGAGCAATCTAAGCGTATCGTGGCATCTGAAGTGGATGAGGCTAAGCGGGAATATCGTACTGCGTACGATGCTGGAGATACTGATGGCGTTATTGCCGCTCAATCTAAGCTTACTGCTGCCACTATTCGATCTGAGCGGGTGCAAAACTTTCGTCCAGCACCTGTACAAGAATCTAAAGATGTGGTACAAACACAGCAACCGACTCAACAAGCGCCCCAAGTGGACGTCAAGACACGCGAATGGCAAGAGCAAAATCCGTGGTTTGGCGGCAATCGCAAGATGACAGCTTATGCTCTAAGTGTCCACGAAGACCTAGTTGAGGCAGGAGTTCCAGTATCCAGCGCAGAATATTATCAAAGTATTGACGCTGATATGAAAAAAAGATTCCCGGAGTCGTTTGCCGAGGAATCCGCTGAAGCCAAATCTTCTCAGCGAACAAAGTCAAATGTAGTTGCACCGGCTTCCCGTAGTACAGCGCCTCGAAAAGTCGTACTTACACAAACGCAGGTAAACATCGCCAAACGTCTTGGAGTTCCGCTGAGCTTTATGCGCGTAAGGTAGCAGAAGAAATGAGGAAATGAAAATGGCAACAATTGATCGTACACCCCGTGACTTAGACAAACGTGAGATGACTGAGCGCCCAAAGCGCTGGACACCTCCCCAGCTTCTACCCGATCCAACTCCGGAACCGGGTTACGCATTTCGCTGGATTCGTTTGAGCACACTGACTGTCGCTGATGCCCTGAACATTTCGTCAAAATTCCGCGAAGGTTGGGAGCCTGTTAAGGCGTCGGATCATCCAGAAATCCCACTTGTCCCGGGT